GTAGTTGCGTTTGTCAGTTCCTTACTCTTAGCCGAAATTTCCTTGTCTACATTAATATACTCCGAGAACTGTTTTTGTGCTTTTGTCGCATCCAATTTATTTTCCCCGTACTTATCCCTAAATACTTCTTTCTCCGTTGCTATATTTAAACTTATCTTCCGCGCTTCAAGTTCATCAATCGTTTTCTGTATCTCTGCACGCGCCTGCACGGTTGTAGCGTTTAAAAGCTCTTTATTTTTAGTCGTAATCTGTTCGTTCAATATAGCAATAGAACCTGCAGGAGCTGGCTTTGTAGGCTTTATTCCGGTAGGCGTAGGAGAACCGCTATAGACTTTATACCCCTCCAAACTGGCTACAGCCGTAAAGCCTTTAACTGCCTTGTTTGCGTTATTAAATTCGTTAGCAGTTTCGTTATATTCTCTACTTGTAGAAGCTAATGCAGAATCTAATTTTCTGTACTCAATAGCCATATTAGCAATGGTTGTTAGCTCCTCATCTTCATACTTATTGAGCATGGCATTAATAACTATTGCCTCTCTATATTTTTCGTTAAGTCTTGTTAACTCATTGTCTTTTTCTGTTTGTGTTTTAAGCCTATATTCTCCTTTTATATCATCGGTTATATTTCCATTCTTATCAAAATGCTGATAAGCGGCATCTAACTTACTTACCTTCTTTCGATATTCTTTGTATTCTGCGGAATATTGGCTCTTTAGTTCATCACGCTTTAGTGGGTTAGTTACATCCACCTTTAATGCCATACGAACATCATCCATAGTCACACCTAACTTTGTCGCCCCTATTTCAGACTCCACGGATGTAGTTATAGCCTTTATTAAATCGTGCTGCAATGTTTTATTTATATCCCCCTGTGATTCCAATCCTACCCGCCAGTCCTCAAAGGCTTTTACTCTATCTTCCAGTGGTGCAAACTTATTCTTTGCAACATATTGCGCCCCGGCTATTTTGCTTTCATTTTCAGCACTAAAATAACTATGGCTAATCTTAGTATTACCCAATTGATCTAATGCGCTATGAGCATCCTTTGCTTTATCTATAATATCACCAAGTCCAGACAGGAAAGAGGAAAATTCACCACTTCCGAGAGAATAAAAAAAATCATCTACAGAAGTCTTTAAAGCAGCCATATTACGCGCGGTCATATCCCCTAATTCTTGACTACTATTCAAAACTCTATTAAATGCCTCACCTGCCCCCATAGCTATACCTAAAGTACCAGCAAATTTAAGTACGCCAGCCCCAGCTGTTTTCGCCATGTTGCTAATACCGCCTTGAAAACTATTCACGCTGGACTTTGAGCGATCTAACTTAGCATCAAAGTTTTTTGTATCTAAAAGTAAACGAGTAATTATATCAGCCATTTTCCTAAAGAATTTTTTCTATTTGTTTTGCCATCTCACGCAGGCGTTTCATATCTTCATCGGAAACGCTTGTATCTTTAATTTCTATATCTTCACTGTCCCACGGGAAACGGAGTATATCAGTTTGTTTCAGTTTCTTCGTGCTATTCGACTGCGCTATTATATAACCTAGTATGCGCGTTTGTTCCCACATCTCACGATTACGGCGGTAGAAGCCAGCTAGAAATGTTTCTATCTCTCCGAATGTCATTTTATACAAAAAGTATTCGGGAGATATACCGCCCTCACCTACTACACGCTCGTATAACTCATGTACGCTTACCGGGTTTTCTTTTTTTTTGAGCCTTTTTTATTGCCTGCTTCGGCGGTTTGCTGCTGTAAGGTCAGTTCATCAACTACAAACGATTTATAGGCATTGAACAAACCGGGGTCTGCGTCGCAAAGGTCTATAAACTCCGAAAACGGCATATAGAAGGTTTCATTATTGGCAATTAACGTACAATAAAAAAGAATGTATTCATCTATCAACTTACCGAATACAAACGCTTTCCCGGTTATTTCCTCGTAAACAAAGAAGTTCTTTAAGATATTCTTTAAAATATACTCTACATCTTTAATGATAATCTTTTTCATACGGATAAAATTAAAAAGGCGGCTTTCACCGCCCATATGATTAACAATAGTTACTTACTTGACCCACTGGACGCAGGCGCGGGTTCTGTCACCGACGCAAGCGCACCTGTACCATCAAGCGATACGGAAAAAGTAGCCTTATCCCCGTCAGGTGCATTCAGTTCCAAAGATGTGATAACAGCCTTACCTTTGTACGGCTTTGCGGGCAAACTCCAACCATCGGCAGGCATTTCATTGCCTTTGTTCTTTGGGATACCGAAAGCGATTTCAATAGGTTCTGCCGCAACAAACAAGGCAAACAGCGCGTCATAACCGTTAATCTTTTCATCCGCACTGAAACAGTTGTCACTAGAACAATTCCAAGCAAGTTTTTTTACACTCTTTTCGTTCCACATTCCACTATCTTTGCTTTGTGTATCAATCGTTTCAGCCGATAGCCCTAATTTACACGATGTTGCAAGCGCGATTGCTTTCCCGCCAATGAACAACATCAAATCTTTTCCTAATACTTGTTTTGCTGACATATAATTTAATTTTAAATGTTTGGTTCAGTTTCAAATGAGAATGTAAGTCGCTGAATAAATGTATCTTCCGCAAATGATTCATCGGTAGAAATCAATACAGCATCAACAACAGAGAACGTTTTATATTCTCCTGATTTCCGGTCGATCAATGAGCGTACTTTCTCAGCTATAGTAATAGAACGCATATAATTACTATCAGCAACAACTATTTCAACCTCCACATTATCACCTGTAGCATACCTATCCTTTGTTACATTAGGAACAAGTGAATTTCTTTTATATAGAATAAAAGGAAAGGTTGTAGCCTGTTGTGTTGATACCGGAAATATCTTATCACCTACAAGTCCTTTGAGGCTTGCAGATGATGTTAACTTCTCATATATATGTACGCCGATAGATAGACTCATTTTATTTATTCTTGTTTATTACCTTATTTATTGAATCCAATATATTTTGCTGCAAAGTGTCTTCTGCCTCTTTCTTCTTTGCGTTAATCGCATCACTAAAAAAGTTGTAAGCTTTCATAGTACCTCTATTCGCCCCTTTCTTGGTAGCGCGTTCTACCGTCCCAAACTCTATGAATCGGAGAACGTAGGAACGCGCGCCCTTTTTCCTTTTATTCAGCAAATCAATGCGTGCGCCACCTGCATCCCTGTAGACCGCTAAATTTATATCGTTCTTCAATGGCTTATAAGTCGTGCCCTTCTTTGATACTGACTTGTTCGCATTCGGTATTGAAGAAACCAGCCTGTTTTGAGCCTCTTTCCTAATTATCAATGCAGACTTACGAATAGCCGACTTTATCGCTTTTTTAGCGTCCTTATCATTTAGCTGCGTTAATAGCTTATTTACTTGATCTACATCAACGCTAACCCTGTGCCCGGATATTATTTCATTACTCATTGATTAACTCCGCTTGTATGATCGTACATTGTTGTAGTCTATCGCGATTAATAGAAATGATCTTATACTTTCTTCCTTCATAAATGAATATCATTTTTTCGTGTATCTCTTTGCAATACCTTATCTTGCAAGTTATCGCCAACGGGTTGAAGACTTCGCCGTTTACCAGTGTCCGATTACCGGATGCAAACCTAACATCAGCACGCTTTGAAAATACATCTACCCAATTATCAGAAGAACCGCCCAATTCATCACGTTGCGTTCTACTTTCCTGAAACCGGATAATTTCTCTTAGTAATCCTGCCTGCATTATGTGTATTTTTTAAGAGGTTGTAGTAATAGTGCAATATGACCGGGAATAACATTAGCAGCAGCAAATGTTATATCTTCACGGTTCGCATAGTAGTTTGCAACAAGTATTCTTATTGCGTGCCAGATACGACGGTCTATTTTCCCGTCTGTAACCAGCTCCGTTAACGGTCTGTTTAAGTAAGCTTCTATAGCAAGCTGAACTGGTTCAATCAGACCGCTTATATATGCGTCGTCATGATCAAAGTCAACGTTCAAATGCTGCCTCAATTCTTCTAATGTTACGTATTCATTCATCTTTGTATAGAATAAATAAAGGCAGGACATTACGCCCTGCCCCTTTGATAAACAATCAAACAAAAATATTACACAGCCTTTTTCAGAACGGCAAAGGCTTCTTTACGGGCTACAACGATATCGCATTCAGTGTTCAGAACAAAGTTTACTTTGTTCTTCTTCGCCTCTGTATATGGGTCAACAACAATGTCAATATCTCCGAACTGTCCGATAGCAGAATAAGAGAACACGCCAAAGCCAAGCGCATCAGCATCCATATAGTTAGTAACTACTACCGGATAACCGTTCATAATATTATTTTCTATAATCATGCGCGGTGAACCCGATTCAATCGGAGTCGATTTCAAAGCACCGTAAACATTCGGACTACAGATATATGCCGCCGTTCCGTCCGTAGTATCAACACCTGCGTCAAGAACTTTAGTTTCCAAAGCTACAACGTCTTTAAACTTAATACCGTTTGCCGCTGTATAAGTTGCATCCGGTGCAGCTTTCACAAATACACCGTCACTTGCATTCGCTAATTTTGTGCCGCTAAACATCCATTTATTCAACACACGCGCAACACCTAAAGACATCTGTTTCAGAACAAGATTCTGCAACGCTAAATTGGATTGAGTAATAGCGCGGCGAGATACAGGCACAGAAATAGAAATACGTTTCGGCGTTGCTGTAATCTTGCCAATATCCAGTTTTGTATCAGTAACGGATACATTTTCCCCCATGATACTAGCTTCAATTGCTGCCAATGTTGGGAATGTCAATTCACCGACACAACCGCTTTGCATTTTGATACCTAGTTTATCAATAACCAAACCTTTTTCAAGCGGTTCGATAATTTCACCAATCACAACAGGCGTTAAGTTGGCTACAGCGGAAGCGTCTGTAATCACTTCGGCGCGTTGTTCTACTTTGATGCCGTTTTCGTTTACTGCATCCCCGTATTCATCCAAAGAACGACGGTTCACAATAGCATCAACTACATTCGCAAACAATGCCGGACGATTAACAGAGACAAACGCCGGATTGCTTCTATCTAAGTTGCGCCGTTCCAATTTCATTTCAAGCAATTCCTTTTCCGTCTTCAACGCCGCAAAGGTTTCCTTCTCTTTTTCATCCAGCGAACGTTTCTCGACTTCCGCTTTATCCAACATTGAACGCATCTGTTCTTTAAGTTCTGCAACTCTTTCAAAATCTTTTCTCATAATCAAATAAATTTTCGTAAATTATTAATTTCCTGTATGTAGCTTTTATCTTCTGTTTCGCCTATAACGTCGTCAATACTACGAACTGTAACATCAGTGCCAGTATAGGCAGGGTCAGACACAGGCGAAACATCCGTTATCAGGTCTATTTTGTGAACCTTGCGAATTACAATCCCGTCTCTTTTTGAATAAGTGACATTTTTTTCATTCGCGTAAAACTCAAAGGAAGAACCGTTAATATCTCCGCGAGTTATCATCTCTATAGCGTAATCACCATCAGCAGTGTTAGGAGCTTCAAACTTATATTTCAATCCGTAGCTATCAATTTCTAAAGACAGAGAACCACTCCCGCGGGTGCATCTCGCTAACATTCGTTGCCTATTATGCTCTAAAAGAGCCTTTATATCACATGAGCGCAAAAGTTCTTCTGTGATTGCCCCGTCTTCAATGATTTCAATAAAAAAGCGTTTGTTTGCTTTATCAAAAAGCACCTTACTTTCATGGTTAAAAACTACCGCGTAGCCCTCAACCGTTCGCCCTGTTACTTTCGGTGCACCTAATTCGCTAAAACTTCGTATTTCCATTTATCAACGTTTTACATTACCCTCTTTTACTACAACTTTGGTATCTCCGTTTTTTCATATTCAGTTTCTCCCTTTATCTTAACTGAATTAATCGGGGCGACGTTGCACGATATAAACGCTACATCCCCTCCGGGTAATGGCGCATCACCTTGCATCATACGTATTTCATTAGGTGTTTTTAGCCCCGATTCTATCTGTCCTTTATAATACGCCATCTGCGTAGTTAAATCTGTCTGATAAAGAGCCGCGCGATCAAACCTTATCCGATATATATGCGCCACGGGAGTGGCTATGAGTTTCGCGCGGAATTCTGTTTCTATTTGCCTCAAAATAGGCTGTAATGTATCAGTTAAGAAAGATACGTTACTCATTTCAGAAGCTTTATAATTAGTAGGCTGTCCGGCAAATACTTTGTCTGGATGCACGCCGTAGAAACGGCAAATATCTAACACACACAGTTCCTTTGTTCCTAGTAATTGCGCATCAATAGGATTAATAGAAAGTTGTTGAAAAGACATATCACCCGATATATAAGCTATATCCCTTCCACCGTTAAACTGTTCTTCAATTCTTTCCCCTACGTCCTTCCCCTGTTTGTCGGTTAGGGTATTAGTCCCAATAGCACCGCTTAAACTCTTTCCAGAAACCAGCCCTTTTATTTTACTACCATTTTGAAACGTGCGCAGATTCTGATTGTCAGCACTTGCAGCAATTGAAAAAATGCGACTGGCAAACGTAATAGTACTAACACCTGTATAGCCGCCGTCTAAAGAATTATTCCTAAGATGAATAACTTCATAGGGTTCAAATCTACCATAGAGATGATTATAAGGGTCTGAAATAGTATAATAATCATGCAGAATATCATAAAAGACTGTATTTTTTGAGCACAAAACCAATTCACTAACAGCACCAAATTTACGTTTTATCACGATGTAAGCGTTTCCCTCATTAATTATATGACAAACCATATTTCTAATAAACTCAAAAATATTCATTCGTGAATTTGGTTGTACGTCAAGAAGTCTATAAAGTTCGTGCTGTTCGTCTAATGAGAAATACCCGTTAGACTTCCGTTCAATCAATAGCGGCATAGATGCAATCGTACCGGATAGAATAGCAGTGCAACGATATGCGGCAGAAAGCTTCATTGCCTGGTCAGTACTATACACATTGATAGGCTGATTAGGAATTTTCGGCAAAGAAGGGCTAATCACCGCATCTTTTCCGGGTTCACCCGATCTTTTTTGTGCACTTCCTATCTTTGAAAAATATTCTTTAAGTCCCATATACTAAGATGTTAAGTTATTGAATAAATGAAAAGTCATTAAATTGGTTATAGTAGAATCTATCTTTGCATTATGCGTTTTTTTAATAGGCTTTTTATTGCAGTTCCTATCCTCGTCCAAGATAGCATTAGCAAAACAATAAGGAGTTATCGGGTTCGGGTCGAAACTGATTTTATTACTATAAATGGCAATTTCAAACGATTCTACCGGGCTTGTAAATGTGCCGTATGTTTGCTTCACCGGGTTAATTATATCAGCCTCACCACCTACGGAAGACGACAAAAGGTTCACAAATTCGGCAGACTTATACGGATCGTACCCAATACCCATAATACACAAATAGTTAGCCATTTTCAAAATATCATCAACTATCTGTTGATAGTCAATAATATCACCTTTGCACAATTTCAAGTAGCCAGCTTTAACCCAACCTTTGTATAGCTCACAGTTCGGATGCTTTTCCAATGCACCATCCGGGAAATAATAGTCTGTATAAGAATGAAACGATCTACTATCAACTGAATAAAGGTTATATGTAACCGTTGAAAAGTCGTCTCTCACAGATAAATCAACGCCTACCATTGTTGGCGGTTTACTCGTTATGTTTTCTATCTGAACCTTTTTAAACCGCTCTTCTATTTGTTTCGCCTCTATCCAAGTAGTTGCACTATTAGAAGCGAAAATATTAAGTAATTTCGTGCGAAACTCCAACGCATCATCCGCACTATACAAAGCCTTTTGATATTCACTTTTATAAAAATCCTCATAAACCGTAACGCCCAAATGCGGTTGTACTTTTCGCCATGTCTCCGGGTCGCCCTCTTCGTCGTCTACATCCGGTTCAAATATATGTGCAAATATTGCGTCGTTATCCAGTTCTCCGCGTAAGATGGCTTTATAGCCTTTTAACATCTCGACAAAAGGACTTGTATGTTTATCAGATGCCGTTGTTATAACGACGGTTAAAGGGTTGAGACGCGCGCCCATTGAGGACGTTAGAACGTTCTTCAATGCCGCGCTGTCTGCCTGTGAGTATTCATCCAATATAACCGTACTTGCGTTCAAACCGTCTAACTTGTCGGGATTAGATGCCAAGCACCGGGCGAATGATGTTTTTCCCTTTATTCTGTTATATATAATTTCCCTGTTTATAGTGAACCGTCTTAACTTTGGGTCTAGTGCTTTTAGTATGTTCCGTATTTCGTCAAAACAAACCTTTGCTTGATTATATGAGTTTGCAGCTACATACGTTTGCGCATTGGCATCACCGAAAAGCAAATCATATATCGCCAAAGAAGCGACAGACGTTGTTTTGCTGAATTTACGCGGCACAAACAAAAGCACATCACGAATAACCCGCCGATTAGTTCCGGGATGATAGAACCCTAAAATATTGGCGAACTGAAATACCTGTACAGGGGTTAACTTATATTTGGTCTTCCCCTTTGTACCGCTAAACTTTAAGTTCTCATAGAAAACTATGTATTTCTTTACTTCCGACGTTCTAAAATCATATTTGTCTAGGAAGTGAAAGAAGCGGGATACAGCTAAAAGTTCATATAGGTTATGTCTGTCCGGATTATCTATACATGCACAAACGTAGTTGTTCAATCGTTCGTCAGTTAATACCAAACGATAAGAATAAACATTTATCGCTTGTAATGACACAACTGTAGCCCGCTTTAATTCAATCAATAATTTACTGTTCCCCGGCTCCATTCACTTCATTTATAAAATCGTTAACCTCATCATCTTCGGAAACTGAAAGTGTCTGTAACGTCAAACCAAGTTCACGCAATTGTTTGCGAGTTACTTCCAATGAATCAAATAGAACTTTGAATGCCGGATGTGCTACAAGTTTCGTGTTTTCCTCGCGCGTTTTCTCTTTTACAAAAGACTTCATTCTCTTTTTGGATATATCAGAAAGAGCAATCCGAAACGCCATATAAGAACCCGCACAAAGTTCTATACACAAATCCAAGTCAGGAATGTACGTACCTTGCGAAGTCATTGCATTGCGGATTTTATTTTTGATGTCGTCTAAATCACTCATTTTACACACACTTTTGCACATAAGATTTTAACCTTAGTGTTTGGTAGCGCGTGACTTAA